GGATGAGGGTGGTGAAGTTTATTCTTGTGCAGCTGAGAAGGAGCAGGCGAGGATTACTTTTGGGGATGCTCGAAAGATTATTGAGCGTGAACCTGAGTTGGCTGCTATGTGCAACATTTATCGAGATGTGATTGAAGTTCCAGCGACCGGTTCTATTTGGAGGGTGCTATCTGCTGAAGCGTATTCAAAAGAGGGTTTGAATGCTTCTGCTGTTTTGTTTGATGAGGTTCATGCTTTGCAAGATAGAACTATGTGGGATGTTATGCAGTTGTCTATGGCTTCTCGTAGGCAACCTATGATGTTGGCGACAACTACTTGTGGGGTGAAGTCGGATGTTAGTGGTCAGGATTCTACTGCTTATCAGCTTTACCAGTATGGCCAGCGTGTTGCTAAGGGTGAGGTTGATGACCCTAGTTTCTTTTGTGCTTGGTGGGAAGCTCCGTTGGATGCTGATCATAGGCTTGAGTCCACTTGGATGTTGGCTAATCCTGGTTATGGTGATTTGAACTCTAAAGAGGATTTTGAGTCTATGGTGAAGCGAACTCCTGAGCCTGAGTTTAGGACTAAGCGTTGTAATCAGTGGGTTAGTTCTAAGAATGCTTGGTTGCCTTCGGGTGTTTGGGAAACTTTGCAGGCTGAGGTTGATGTGCTTGAGGATGCTGAGATGGTGTTGGGTGTTGATGGTTCGTTCTCTGGTGACACTACTGCGATTGTGGGTGTGACTATTCCTAAGACTCCTGAGGATAAGCCTCATGTGTTTTTGGTGCAGGCTTGGGAGAAGCAACCTAATGATTCTGATGATTGGCGTGTTGACACTATTGAGGTTGAGGAGACTATAAAGATTTTTTGCCAGAAGTTTAGGGGCGTGAAGGAAGTTGCTTTTGACCCTTTTAGGTGGCAACGCTCTATGCAGATCTTGATGGATGAGGGTTTGCCTGTGGTTGAATATCCTTCGACTTCGGCTAGGCGTATGGTGCCTGCAACTCAAAAGGTGTTTGATGCTGTGACTGAAGCGACTTTGACTCATGATGGCAACCCTTTGCTTGCTAGGCATATTGATAACTGTGTTCTCAAGATAGATAACTTGGGTGCTCGTATTGTCAAGGAGTCTCGTAATTCTAATAGGCGAATAGATGCTGCTGTCGCTATGTTGATAGCCTTTGATAGAGCGACTAGTAAACTAAACTTAGATATTATTCCGGAGTTTTTCGGCTAAAGGATTGTTATGCTCTCTACGATTTTGCAGGCATTAGGTATAGCTGTTGTGGCTGTTGGTGCAGGTTTGATTTTTGTTCCTGCTGGTGTGATTCTGGCTGGTGTTGGTGTTTTGTTGTTTGGTTTGGCTTTAGATAAAGGCGATAAGTAATGCTCCGTAATCTTGGTGGTGGCGAAACTCGTGCTATTTCGTTTCAAACTATTTGGGGTGCTGGTGATCTAACTAGCTTTGAGACTCAGGCAGGGTCGTTCATTGACTATACGACTGCCATGTCTATTAATTCTGTGTGGGCTTGTGTGTCTTTGATTGCTGACACTATCTCTGCTTTACCGGTTGATACTTACATTCGTAAGGATGGTATTGCTTACCCTTATAGGCCGAGACCTGCTTGGGTTGCTCGACCTGATGCCATGATTAACAGCGTTTCTTTTTGGCAGCAAGCCATGATTTCGCTTTTGCTTGATGGTAACGCTTTTGTTCGTATTTTTCGTGACCCGATTACAGGCCAGATTCTAAGCATGATGGTTTTGAATCCTATGAAGGTCACTGTTAGTCGTAAGGCTAATGGAACTAAGCGTTATGTTTTGGCTGATGAAGGTAACAAGGAATTATCTAGTGATGACATGCTTCACATCACTGGTTCAATTTTGATGCCAGGAGACATTAGAGGTAAGTCCACTGTTGACACTTTGAAAGAGAACTTAGGTTTGTCTATGTCTCTTGAAGGGTTCGCGGCTAGATTCTTTGGTCAGGGAACTCAAACAACTGGTGTCATTGAATATCCTGGTGCTTTGACTGCTGAGCAGGCTGAGAACTTGTCTAAGAGTTTTGACCGAGCTCACAAGGGTTATCGTAAGGCTCACAAGACTGGCATTCTTTCGGGTGGTGCAACTTTCAAGCCGACTGCTGTTGCTAACGATCAGGCTCAGATGCTTGATTCAAGGCGTTTAGCGGTTGAGGATGTTGCTCGTATTTTCCGAGTGCCAACTAACATGATTGGTTTGAATGAGCGTGGAGCTCAGTCTTACAACTCGAATGAGCAGAATGCTATTAGCTTTGTGACTCACACACTTAGACCCTGGCTGGCTAAGTTGGAGGATGCGTTTAGTGCGTTGCTCCCTGACACTGCTTACCTAGCCTTCAACACTGATGATTTGCTTCGTGGTGACTATGCGACTCGCATTGAGGGTTATGCCAAGATGCTTCAGAATGGTGTGATGTCCTCTAATGAGGTTAGGCGTAAAGAGAACATGCGACCTGTTCCTGGTGGCGATTCTGTTCGTGTTCCTTTGGCGAATGTTGATATTAATGCTGCTGGTTTGACTGAGGATGAAACTAAGGTTGCTATGGCTCAGAAGCTCATTGGTTTGGGCTTTGTTCCTGAGGATGTTTTGAAGTCTCTAGGCTTGAACCCGATTGCTCACACTGGTTTGCCGACTGTGCAACTTCAGAATCCAACTACTGTGCCTGAGGGCAGTTATGAGACGGGTGAATAATGCCAATTAGTCAAGGTGTTTATTCTGTTGGAACTTCTTTAGTGCAGGTGGTTGCTCCTGACACTATGCCAACTAGGGTGACTTTGCATAATCTTGAATCTAATGCTGGCAGACAGATTTGGATTGGTGGAAGTGGTTTGGTGCAGGGTCAATCTGTTCACCTCAATTCTGCTGTCGTTTTGCAACTAACAATAGATCCAAGTGACTCGCTTTACGCTGTGACTACTTCTGGAACTTATTCTCTTGGCGTGATTGTGCAGAAGCAGGACTAATGCCTTATTTTATTGCTAAGACTCCTAAGGGTTGGAATACTGTGAAGCAGGATGGCACTGTGTTGGGTTCTCATTCTGATAAAAAGGGTGCGATTGCTCAGATGGTTGCTTTGAGTATTGCTGAAAAGATGCCTCCAGGTGGAGAGTTGAAGCGAGCTGTGACCGGTGATTCTTATAGTCCTCCTGCTGGGGTTGCTGAAGCTGCTTCTAGGGCGTTGAAGTGGATTGCTGATGGTTATGCTGGTAGTGGTTTTACTGCTGTTGGTCGTGCTAGGGCTGTGCAACTTGCTTCTGGCAAGGATGTTTCTGCTGATGTTGTGAATCGCATGATTAGTTATTTTGCTAGGCATGAGGTTGATAAGCAGGCTAAAGGTTTTGCTTCAGGTGAGGATGGTTTCCCTTCTGCTGGTCGGGTTGCTTGGGATGCTTGGGGTGGAGATGCTGGACAGAGTTGGGTTACTGGTTTGAACGAAAAGGATATGAATATGGCTAAGCGTGATGTTGTTGCTGATGTTGGCATCACTGACCTTGATGACACTTTGATTGTGAATGGTGCTTTGCATCAGGATTATTTTGATTGGCTAGATCATCAGGGCGTGAAACTGTATGTTGTGACTGGTCGTGCCGAGTCGGAGAGAACTACAACTATTGACCAGTTGGATGAGTTTGGTGTGGCTTATCGTGAACTGATTATGAGACCTGAGAGCGTTGCTCCTAAGGATGTAAACACTTGGAAGGGTTCTGTGGCTAAAGAGTTGATTGGTAATGGTGAGAGTGTGAAGTTTGCTGTGGATAATAACCCTGAAGCTCGTGCAGCATATAAGACTGCTGGTGTTCCTGAGGTGCTTGACCCTAAGACTATAAATTATGCGACTAAGCGTGACATGGGTGAGGAAGTTGAGCCTGTCGTTGAAGAAGCGTTAGAGCCTACTAAAGAGTATTTGGCTGAAGAACTTTGTTCTTTGATGTCTAACTTGGTGTCTGCTAAGTTCCTTGCTCATGGTGCTCACTGGAATGTGAAGGGTGTGCTGTTTCCACAGTTTCACAAGTTTTTTCAAAAGATTTATGAAGATTATGATGCTGCGATTGACCCTACAGCTGAGAACATTCGCAAGTTAGATGTTGACGCAAAGTTTATGTTGCCTGACTTTGTTGCTGAAACTGAGATTGATGCGACTTTTATTGGTGGAGACCCTGTTCAGTTATCTTTGGCTTTGTATAAGGCTAATGAGATTTTGTTGAAAGAGATTGTTTCAACTCTTGACTGTGCAGATGATCTGAATCAGCAGGGCATCTATAACTTTCTAGCTGATTTGCAAGACAGATTCTCAAAGTGGCACTGGCAGTTGGGAACTGTTATTGGTGATGATTTGCGTAACGCTTATGCGACTGACATTGAGGAAGTTGATGAGGTGCATGACCCTGCTCAACCGACTGATGAAACTCCTATGGACATGACTATGGGTGACATGGGTATGGGTGTGGACATGCAGATGGATAGCGTTCGTTTCATTGACCCGACTCAGGTTGCTGTTTTGGCTAAGCGTGGTGAGCGTGTAACTAAGGGTATTGAGCGTAGGCAGATTGTTCGTGACCTTGAGATTCGCCAGGAGGGTGATGGCATGACTCTTAGGGGTTATGCAGCAGTGTTCAATTCACCTAGCCAACCGCTTCCGTTTACTGAGACTATTGCTAATGGTGCGTTTAGAGATTCTTTAAACTCTCGTAATGATGTGAAACTGCTTTGGAATCACGATACCGGAACTGTTCTAGGTTCAACTCGTGCTGGCACTCTAAAACTCTCTGAGGATAACAAGGGCTTGCTTGTTGAAGCTATGCTCCCTGATACTCAGGCTGGTCGTGATGCTGCAACTCTTATCAAGCGTGGAGATGTGAATGCCTTCTCATTCGGTTTCCGAGTTCCTGCTAATGGTGATGAATGGCCGAGTGCTGATCAGCGTATTCTAAAGCGTGTAAATGTGCATGAAGTTAGCCTGGTTGCTTTCCCTGCCTATACTGCTACTGAGGGAACTGCTAGTGTTAGAGCTATGACTGAACTTGCTGACAAGATCGCTAAACTTGCTGAGATTCGTGGTGTTTCCGCTGAGGAACTAACGGATGCTCTTTTAGCTTTAGAGTCTGGTGATGAACTTACTGAGCGTCAGGGTGAACTTTTGACTGACACGCTTGGCAAGGTTCTCAAAAAGGATGAAACTGTCACTAACCCTGCTCAACTCTTAGACTTGAAAAAGAAGCAACTTGACTTATTGATGTCTAAGATTTAGGCTGTAAACCTCAGGTAGGCTTTCCTCTCGTTTTGCTTATCTGATAAAAAAATGAGCTAATTCTTTTCCCCTGCTGACACCCTTCCTGTTGGCAGGGGTTTTTGTTTGTCTATGTCTTTTGGGTGTATAAACTTATTTATACAGGCGTGTTTATCCCCTGATCTGATTATGTGCGTTTATCGCTGAATCAAAAAACTCCCCAA